GGGAGGCCCCCGGGCAGGGCCCTGCGGCTGCGGCTACAGTTACAGTAGGTGCCGCACAGAATTTTTTTTGCAGCCCCCAACTGTCAAGCATTTCTTGATAGTTGACATCAAAAAAAATTTGCTGTAGAACTGCCAGCAGTTCTACAGCAACAGGCCATTTATGCGAGGTCTTCCGCTTACCATCCGCGACATCAACGCGACCGAGGCGCATCTGGAGGCGTTGTACGCAGCGGCGCACCGGGGGTTGAAGGGCGATTCGCTGGCGTTAGCGGCTGGGATGTTGCCGGCTGAGTACCGTCGGCTGTCGTCGGCCGACCCGTTGGTTGAGTTAGCGATAGCGAAGGGTCGGGCGGATGCGGAGATTGCGTTGTCGAATGTGTTGCACGCAGCGGCGTTGGACGGCGACACTAAGGTGGCGCTGGAGATACTGAAGCACCGGTATGACTGGGTGGCCAAGACGCACGTTCAGGTTGACGTAGCGCAGCAGATCTCCATCACCGACGCCCTGGCGCAGGCGCAGGCCAGAGTCATCAACGGCGAAGCGAGGGTCATCGATGCCGCGTAACATGTTGGCGCCCCCGGCGCAGAATGCGTTAGTGACGATGGACGAGGATGGCAACATCAACTATCCGGTCACGCCCATCTTTAGCCGGTTCGCGCCGCAGCCGCAGGCGTCTGGGTATCAGGCGACAGGCAACGCCGTGCTGGCGAAGCTGCTGAAAGGCATAGACGCCACGATCAGTATGCCCCGACAGGCGCTGATGGGCCGTCAGACCACACCGGACGACGCGATGGGGTTCGCAGGCGCGGCCATGACCGGCGGTATGCCGTTCGGGCCTAAAGCAGGAGCGGGAACAGTGACGACAGGACTGCCACGGCTGATGACGTTGTTCTCTGGCGGCGGGACGTATGAGCAGGCGTTAAAAGGTCGGGTCAAGCCGGTGGCGGCGGTGGAGTTTGACCCGGACATTGGGGCGCACTACAAATCGGTTCACGGCGACCACATCAACATCGATGATGTGCGAAACATTGACTTCAGCAAGTTCAAAGACCAGGTAGACATTCTTCACGCCAGCCCGGTGTGCAAAAACTACTCTGGCGCTAAATGCGGCGCGGGCGAGACGCCGCTAGACATCATGACGGCGCAAGCAACTTCGCGGGCGTTGCAAGACATTGAGCCTCGCGTATTCACGTTAGAGAACGTCCCTGCGTACCAAAGCAAAGGGAAAGACGCGCTGAAGATCATCACCGACAAGCTGGACGACCTTGGGTACAAATGGAACATTGATGTTCACGACGCCGCCGCGCTGGGCTCGCCCAGCCGTCGCGAGCGCATCATGCTGCGAGCCAGCCGCGAAGACCTGCCGGTGCCGGCTACGGTAGCGCCACAACAGTCAGATTGGCTTGCGGCAGTGGAAGACCTGTTGCCGACAATGAAAAAGTCGCAGCTTGCGCCCTGGCAGCGGAAACGATTGGCGGCGCAGGGCGTAGACGTAGAAAACCTGGACCGCCCGATCATTGTAGGTGGCGGCTCGGGGTTCAAAGGTCAGATACCATACGCATATGCAGGCGAACCTTCGTTTCCGGTAAAAGCCACCGCCAAAGAATTTGGGGCCGACCGCATCGTAATGCCCGACGGAACAACCTACACATTGAACCCCCGCGCCTATGCTAGGTTGATGGGCTTGCCCGACGAATATCCGCTGCCGGAAAGCGGTAGGCTCGCCAAAACCATTGTGGGCAACGGTATGGCACCGGCTATGACCCAGCATGTGGTAAACCCGATACTGGATAAGTTTTTCCCCCGATGATTAAGCTAGACGACCTTGACGCCGCTTTGGTCGGGATTTCCAATGTCTGGCGCGACGGAAGCCAATACGAAGCGTATGTGTACGACGGCGACAAAATTGCTGGCATTCTGATGGAGCGGGACGGCGCCAGTTATGAAGACGCCTGCGACTACATAAGTTTCAACATTGAAGGCGCCTACACTGGCGTTCATACCCCGATTGTGGTTTGGCCGGAATAATGCAGCGCCCCATCTACAGCGCCGACGAGGAGCAGACGCTCATGACTCGGCTATGGTCGCCCGCGCTGGCGGACGACCCCGAAGCGTTCGTTTTGTTCGCGTACCCATGGGGCCAGCCGAACACACCGCTGGCCCGCTTCAAGGGGCCGCGTCAGTGGCAGCGGGAGACGCTGCGCGAAATCAGCGACCACATCAAGCGCAACCGGGGTCAGCCGAACATGGAGACGCTGCGGCAAGCCGTGGCGTCGGGGCGCGGTATTGGCAAGTCGGCGCTGGTCAGTTGGCTCATCCTGTGGATGCTGAGCACCCGGATAGGGTCCAGCGTGGTAGTGAGTGCTAACTCCGAGGCGCAGCTAAGGTCGGTGACCTGGGGCGAGTTGAGCAAGTGGGCGGCGATGCTCATCAATTCGCACTGGTGGGAGGTGAGCGCGACCAAGCTGGTGCCGGCGACGTGGCTGACCGACATTGTGGAGCGGGACCTGAAGAAGGGCACGCGCTACTGGGCGGCTGAGGGCAAGCTGTGGAGCGAGGAGAACCCGGACTCGTACGCGGGCGTTCACAACCATGATGGGATGATGCTGATATTCGACGAGGCGTCAGGCATACCGGACGGCATCTGGTCGGTGGGCGCGGGGTTCTTCACGGAGAACATCTTGGACCGATACTGGATGGCGTTCAGCAACCCCCGGCGCAATCAGGGGTACTTTTTTGAGTGCTTCAACGCGAAGCGTGACTTCTGGCGGACGAAGCAGGTGGACGCGCGGACGGTGGAGGACACCGACAAGCAGGTGTATGAGCAGATCATAGCGGAGTACGGCCCGGACTCGCCGCAGGCGCGGGTCGAGGTGTACGGTGAGTTCCCGACGGAAGGGGACGACCAGTTCATCTCGCCGGGGCTGGTGGACGACGCCATCCGCCGGCCTGCGTACAAGGACGAGACGGCGCCGGTCGTGCTGGGGATAGATCCGGCGCGCGGCGGGGCCGACTCGACGGTCATCGTGGTGCGCCAGGGGCGCGACATCAAGGCCATCAAGCGGTACCACGGCGAGGACACGATGGCGACGGTGGGGCGTGTGATCGAGGCCATCGAAGAGTACAAGCCGGTGTTGGCGGTCATCGACGAGGGCGGGCTGGGCTACGGCATCTTGGACAGGCTGCACGAGCAGCGGTACAAGGTGGTAAGGGGCGTGAACTTCGGGTGGAAGGCGAAGAACGGGGTGATGTACGCCAACAAGCGGGCTGAGCTATGGGGGGCTATGAAAGAGTGGCTAAGGGGTGCTAGCATCCCGGACGACCGCAGGTTCAAGTCCGACCTGACGGGTGTTATGATCAAGCCGACCTCATCTGGAGTCATCCAGCTGGAGTCGAAAAAGGACATGAAGGCGCGGGGGCTGGCATCGCCGGACGCTGCGGACGCATTGGCGGTGACGTTTGCCTTTCCGGTAGCGCACCGGGAGTATGTTGAGAAACCACGACGCATGGTCACGCAAGGCGCGGGCGGCGTCATCAACTCTTGGATGGGGGCTTAGGAAATGAGCGTTAATACGAAGCCGATTGGCGTTGCGTATGAAGACCAGAACATTATCGGCGCTGAGCGCATTCTGACCGAACGCGAACTGGGCTACACCCCTGCCGCGCAGGGCACCGTCACGCAGGCGACCAGCAAGTCCACCGCCGTGACGCTGAACAAGTCGGCGGGGCGCATCACGCTGAACGCGGCGTCGCTGGCGGCGACGACCAACGTGTCGTTCACGTTCAACAACAGCCTCATCAGCACCAACGACGTGCTGATTCTGAACGTCGCGGCGGGCGCTACTGCGGCGTCTTACAACCTGTGGGTTGACTCGCTCAACAACGGCTCTGCTGGCATTACGCTGCGTAACACCACTGCCGGCGCGCTGGCGGAAGCGGTGGTCATTAACTTCGCGCTGATTCACAACGCCTAGCCGCTATGCCGCTCAAGAAATCGGGCAGCAAAGAGGCGTTTCGGGCCAACGTGAAGGCCGAAGTGAAGGCTGGCAAGCCTCCGAAACAGGCGGTGGCGATTGCCTACGCGGTGAAGCGTGGCGCCAAGAAGTAAAGACGCCGTCCTATCGGTAGCAAACGGCGGGACGGCGAAGTCCGACCTGCTGTCGCAGGCCCGCCATCGCATGACCTTGGCGGTGGCGGCCTATTCGGAGTCGCGTGAGGATGAGCTGGATGACCTGCGGTTCTCCGCAGGGTCGCCCGACAACCAGTGGCAGTGGCCGGCGGACGTGCTGGCGACTCGCGGGTCGGTGCAGGGCCAGACCATCAACGCGCGGCCGTGCCTGACCATCAACAAGCTGCCGCAGCACATCAAGCAGGTCACGAACGACCAGCGCCAGAACCGGCCGTCGGGCAAGGTCATCCCGGCGGATGACAAGGCGGACGTTGAGGTTGCGGAGATATTTGACGGGATGGTCCGTCATATCGAGTACATCAGCGACGCCGATGTGGCGTATGACACGGCTTGCGAGAACCAGGTGACCTACGGCGAGGGGTACCTGCGGATTCTGACTGAGTATTGCGACGATGAGTCGTTTGATCAGGACATCCGCATTGGGCGCGTCCGCAATTCCTTCTCGGTCTACATGGACCCGACCATTCAAGACCCCTGCGGCGCCGACGCCGAGTGGTGCTTCATCACAGAAGACCTGCTGAAGGAAGAATTTGAGCGTCAATATCCTGACGCTAGACCGTTGTCGAGCATTGAGCAGCAGGGCGTGGGCGACCAGTCGCTGAGTCAGTGGATCAACGAAGACACCGTCCGCATCGCCGAGTACTTCTACGCCGACTACGAGCCGGCCACCCTGCTCATGTTCCCCGGCAACATCGTTTTGTACGATGACGCGCCCGAAATGGCCCAGATTAAGGCCATGGGCTACCGTCCCATCAAGACCCGCAAGGTGCAGCGCCGCAAAATCAAGTGGTGTCGCATCAATGGGTTTGAAGTGCTGGAGGAACGGGACTGGGCGGGCAAGTGGATTCCGGTAATTCGGGTTGTCGGCAACGAATTTGAGGTCGATGGGCGGGTTTTTCTGTCCGGCATCGTCCGAAACGCCAAAGATGCCCAGCGGATGTACAACTACTGGGTCAGTCAGGAAGCCGAAATGCTCGCGCTGGCGCCAAAAGCGCCATTTATTGGCTACGGCGGGCAGTTTGAGGGCTACGAACAGCAGTGGAAGACCGCAAACACGACCAATTGGCCGTATTTGGAGGTCAATCCCGACGTAACGGACGGTCAGGGGTCGGTTTTGCCGCTGCCGCAGCGTGCGTTGCCGCCGATGGCGCAGACTGGGCTGATTCAGGCCAAGATGGGCGCCTCCGACGACATTAAATCAACCACTGGGCAGTATGACTCAAGCCTTGGCGCGACCAGCAACGAGCGGTCGGGCAAGGCCATTCTGGCGCGGGAGAAGCAGGGCGACACGGGGACGTACCACTATGTGGACAACCTGGCGCGTGCTATTCGGTACTGCACCCGTCAGATCGTGGACCTGATACCGAAAATCTACGATACGCAGCGAATTGCGCGGATTATCGGGATGGACGGCGACACGAAGATGGCGAAGATTGATCCTACGCAGCCGATGCCGGTGCGGAAGGTTGAAGACGACATGGGCAACGTCATTGAGAAGATTTACAACCCCGGTGTCGGCCGTTATGACGTGTGCGTGACCACGGGTCCGAGCTACATGACCAAGCGTCAGGAAGCGATGGACGCGATGAGTCAGATTCTGCAAGGCAACCCGCAGCTATGGGCGGTGGCTGGCGACTTGTTCATCAAGAACATGGATTGGCCGGGCGCGCAGGAGATGGCGAAGCGGTTCTCCAAGACGATTGATCCTAAACTGCTGGAAGACGACGACAAGACGCCGGCGCTGATGCAGGCCGAGCAGCAGATGCAGGCGATGGGTCAGGAAATGGAGCAGATGCACCAGATGCTTCAGAGCGTGGCGCAGTCGATGGAAGCGCAGGAACTGAAGATTAAGGCGTACGATGCGGAGACGAAGCGGATCAGCGCCACGATGGCCGGCATGACCCCAGACCAAGTGCAAGACGTGGTGCTGGGCACCATCCACGGCATGATGGAGTCGGGCGACCTGATGACGCAGGGCGGCGGGATGCCCGAGATGCCGCCGCAGGAAATGATGGGTGAAATGCCACCAGAAATGATGCAGCAGGAGCCAATGCAATGAAGTGCGCCGAGTTCGTAGGGCTGTTCTTTCTGGCGCGGGATGTGACGCATAGCGTTCACCTAAATACACGCAGCTACGCCAAGCACAAGGCGTTGCAGGAGTTCTACGAGGGCATTATTGACCTCGCGGACGGGTTCGCCGAGGCGTACCAGGGCAGGCATGGCCTGATTGGCCCTATCTCGCTACAATCGGCCAAGAAGACCAGCAACGTGGTGGAGTTTTTGCAGGATCAGGTTGAAGCCATTGAGGCCATGCGGTACGAAGTCTGCGACCGCAAAGACACGCCGTTGCAGAATCTGATCGACGGGATTGTCGAATTGTACCTGTCCACGCTCTACAAACTGAAGTTTTTGAGCTAATCCATGCAAATCAGCGGTGCGTCTTGGCGACGCTGACCAAACGTCGCGGATCGACCAAGAGCTATCGACCACAGAAGAAACGCTCACCAAACTACTGCAAATTGCGTAAAGGAGCCGTGTTATGGCTTTGACCTTGAAATCCATCACCACCCGCCTGGGCTATCAGCAGATCACCACGCTGTCTGCGGCGGTTGGGCTCACGGTTCCAAATAAAGACCTCAATGGGCTTAGCTGCCGCCCCACGATGGCTTTGATCACGCCGGAAACGCAGGGCGTGCGCTGGCGGGATGACGGCGTAGCACCTACGGCTGCTGTCGGTATGCCGCTGGCTGCTGGCGTTACGTTGCAATACGACGGCGACCTGACCAAAATCCAATTCATTGAGCAGGCCGCCAGCGCCAAGCTCAACATCACCTATTACGCTTGAGGTCGCCATGATTATCAGCAACGACACCACCAGCGGCGTGGATTACCTCACCTACTTTACCAAGCAGCTTCCTCAAGACTTGGCCCGGCTTGCGGCGCTTCGAGACGAGCTAGAAGTGCGCTAGGGCGCCATGTCCGCTGTGGAAGACGCGAGCAGAATGCGCGACGAGGCGGCAAAAGTTTTGGCCGCGCTTGACGCGAGGGTCAAAGCGTTCCAAGATAAGGTTGCGGCGCTTAGCGTCTAACCGTACCGGCGAGGTTCACCGGGGGCTTTTTGGAGCCAAAGATGTCAGATGAACTGTTAGCGGACACACCCGCGCCGGAACAGGTAGCGACGGCAGCACCTGAACCCGATGTTTCAGCGCCGGAAGTTGAGGCTGAGTCTGCGCCCAAGACCTTCACACAGGAGGAACTGGACGCGATTGTCAGCAAGCGGCTTGCGAGAGAACAGCGTAAGTGGGAGCGGCAGCAGCAACAGCAGGTTGTAAAGCCTGTTGGTGAGCTACCGCCGGCAGATCAGTTTGAAAGCGTTGAGGCATACGCCGACGCGCTAGCCGCCCGCAAGGCGGAACAACTGATCCAGCAGCGGGAGCAAAGCGCCAGACAAGCGGAATTGCTTGACGCCTATC